ACATCTTACTCATTGGTAATGATGCTACTGAAATCTTTGACTACTATAAAGTTCCAGAGATGCATGGTCTTAACCGTGCAGATGCTCAAGCAGAAGAAGTAGATATGACTACTGGTAATGGTGTTTATATATATGGATTAACTAACTATGATCCGGCAGATAAAAAACTTACAGCTAAAGATCCTTACAAACCATTCTTATTTATAAATTTAGGTACTTTTAAAAAATATAATATTACAGAAAAAGCTACAGGCATTATGCATGAAACAATGCACATGAGTATTATATTAAATAACTGGGACATAAAAGATAAAGAAGAAGAGGTAATAACATTTGCTGAAGAAGAAGCAAATAAGATTATAGAAAAACTAAAGACTACTAAGGTAGAATCCCCAAAGAAGAATTTCTTTACAAGAAAATGAAAGTAGAGATATTTGTACCGGCATACAATGGAATGCATATACTTCCACTTTTCCTAGATCATTATCAGGAAAGGTTTCCAGAATGTACTATCAATATTTATAATGATAATTCTACTGATGAGACTGGTGACTACTGTAGGAGTAGGGGTTGTAATGTTATTGATTATATTAGTGAAGAACCTAAAGGTAATTCGGTAACTTATATTAGAAATAACTGTTGGAAAGAATCAAAAGCAGAATGGATTATTGTAGTAGACCAGGATGAATTAATCAATATTAGTTTAGCGGATCTTGATGCTATTAAAAATTTTGACGTAATTAAATTTAAAGGTTATAATATGATAGTTCAAGAAGGACAAAATGGTCCAAGGGAATTTACACATGGAAAATTTCATCCATGGTATTGTAAGCCTTTAATGTTTAGAAAATCTGTAGGGGAAATGAATTACATTGGAGGAGCACACGTTGCATTTCCACCAGAAGGAACAAGATTTAATAGATATCATTTTACTATGTATCATTATATTAAAAGATATTATAGTTTAAAGAACTTCTTAGAATATTATTCATTTCCAGAATCTGAAACTGAAAAGTTAACAAAATTGTATTATGAAGAAAGTACCTTAAGATTAATTAAACTACTATGAGTTTAGTAAATCCTCATTCAATAACCAATGACTTTGAAAAAATACTTTCAGAATATACAGGAGCTCCATATGTGATTTGTGTAGATAGTTTAAGCAATGCTTTATTTTTAGGATTAATGTATGAGGGTATTAAAGACATAGAAGTTTCTATACCATCAAAAACATATCCTTCTGTTCCCTGTGAGATTATTCATGCCGGTGGAAAAGTAAAATTTATAAAAGGTGGATTCAAAGGAGCATATCAATTGAAGCCAACAAAAGTTTGGGATTCAGCTTTAAGATTTACTGCAGATATGTATATGCCTGGAACATATATGTGTTTATCTTTTACCGGAGCTCATAAACATCTTAAGTTATCTAAAGGAGGAGCAATACTTACTGATGATCCTGTAGCATATGCGTGGTTTAAAAAAGCTAGATTTAGTGGAAGAAATGAATGCTCTTATCATGATGATGAGTTTACTATGTTAGGATGGAACTTTTACATGCTACCAGAAATAGCTGCTAGAGGATTGTTAATGATGAGCCAATTCTACGATTTAAAAGGGAATAAAAAACATATAGATGATTTAGAATTACCTTATCCCGATTTGTCAAAATTTAAAATATATCATCAATGAAAAATATAGTTTTAATTGGTGGAGGAAATCAGGCTCTCTACACTATTGACATTATTGAAAAAGAAAACAAATACAATATTGTAGGTATTATTGATTCCTTACACAATATTGGTTCTGATAAATTTGGATATAAAGTAATTGGAAGACAAGAAAATTTATCTAAATTAATTAAAGAATATGAAATATATGGGGGAGTTATTTCTATAGGTGACAATTGGGGAAGATGTAATGTCTTTCTTCAAATACAGTCTTTAGTATCCGATTTTAACTTTGTGAACGCTATTCATCCCTCAGTTGTAATAGGTAATAATGTGACATTAGGAAAAGGTATAGTTGCAATGGCTGGATGTATATTTAATCCCAAATCAGTAATAGGTGATTTTATATTTTTTGGAGCAGGAGCTCAAGTACACCATGATTGTATTATTTCAGATTTTGCTAGTATATCAGGTGGTTCCATTATTGGAGGTTATGTTAAGTTAGGTAAATACTCAGCATTAACTTTAAGTGTAACAGTATTAGATAGATTAGAAATCGGAGAAAATACTGTAGTTGGTGCTGGAAGTTTAGTTGTTAAATCATTACCTGATAATGTTTTAGCTTACGGTAATCCAGCAAAAATAATTAGAAACAGAATTACAGGTGAAAAATTTTTAAAATAAAAACGGAAAATAAATGTTAACACCAGAACTTAATGTAATATCTGTTGAAGAAGAAACAGAATTATTAAATGCTTTAGTAGAAGCTGAAAATAAAGGCACAGAAATAAATAATAGAATTGGTATAAGATATGGTAATTCTATATATGGTAATACTGAGTTAGAACCTATTCCCAAATATTTACTTGACTTATGTAATAAGTTAATAGATAAAAAAATACTAGATGTTTTACCGGAAGATGTAAGTATAAATATTTATTACCCGGGAAATAAAATGGTCCCCCATATAGATAAGTTAGATGCCGGACCAGTAATAACAATATTAAGTTTGTTATCAGATGCAAATCTTATTCTATCCTACGGTTCAAAAAAAGAAATTGTATTATTACCTTCAAGATCAGTAATACAATTAAAAGATAAATACAGAACACATTGGAAACATAGTATAGAAAAAATAAAAGATAAAAGGATATCTATAGTGTTTAGACAATTAGGTAAAAATAATTAGATTAAATAAATAATATTTTGTATATTAATATATAACTTAAATATATAAAATGGATATTCTAAATTTTATTTCCTGGATCAAAGCAGGAAAATATAGCCCAACTATGCCGGCTGATGCAATTACTGTAGTTGGTGTTCCTAATCCAACAAGAGGAGATGCATATTTACCAGTTACTGTTCCAGTTTCTTCTTTTACAGGAACAAACATAGGTAAACTTTTAGGTGGTGGAATAGTTGTAGCAGAATGGGATGAACATGGAGTTAAAAAAGCTCTTATAGCAAGTTTAACTGATTTAGGTTTACTTCCATGGTCACCAGTTACAAATGTTTTAATTGGTCCTACAGCTCAAAGTTGGTCAGATGGTTTAGGTAATACTAATGCAATTATTGCACAAACAGGAGTTGCTGCTACTACAGCTTATGCTGCAGGAATAGCAAAACTTTATTTAGGTGGTGGTTTTACTGATTGGTATTTACCTGCAGCTTGGGAGTTAAGTATGTGTTATAATTCAGCAACTGCTGTTAATAGAATTTTAGGAGCAAATGGTTTTCAAACTAATACTTGGAACTATTGGAGTTCTACGGAAATTTCTAATAGTACTGCATGGAGAGTAACTTTTAGAGATGGAGCTGCTGTTGCTAGTGTTAAAGCTTCTGGTGCTGGAATTACTAGTGTACGTGCTGTAAGAATACATACTTTATAAATATAAAAAAATGAAAACATTAATTGGATATTATAATGAACAAGGAAAATATATTGAAAAACTTGTAAATATTGTTGAAAAAACAAATGAAGAATTAATAAAAGAAAAAGAAGAAATGATATTAGTAATAACTGAAGAAATAAAAAATTTAAAAGAATTGTAAAAAATAGTCATGGCAAAAATTAAAGATACATTTACTAAGTTAGATAAACCAAAAGTTACCAGGACTGGTGTTCATGCAAAGACTAAAAGATCAAAACTTAAGTCTTCTAAGAATTATAAAAAATTATACCGAGGTCAAGGAAAATAATTTTAATATATTTGTTTTTATATAAAATATTTATATATTTGTAAAAACTAAACAAATATATTATGTCAGATGAAATTAAATGTGCATGTGGAAAAACTCAAAACCCTGATGGATTTTGTGATGGATCTCATAAATGCAATAATGAAGAACAAGTAACATTTAAAGAAACAAAAATATATTCTTTTGGAGATATCTTAGTAGGATTAAATACTGAAGAATTACCAGAAGGTGTTGAATTAGAAGTAAAACAAAAATTTTCTGAGATTACAGAAATTTTAAAAACTACTTATACAATATCAACACAGTCTCCAGTTAAAAGTTTATTATTTGATCATGCAGTAGGAGAAATACTAAATGCTCAAATGTCAGTTGTTAAATTATTAAAACTATAAATATGATCCCGTTTAAAACATTAAGAGGAAGAAGAATACTTGTTGAAGTTCCTGTAAAAAAAGAATCAGTAATTACATTGTCTGAAAAAGATCAAGATGCTTTAATGTATGAAGCAATGAAACAATGGAATAAACTTACTGTATATGCTATAGGTGATAAAGTAGAAGAGATTGCTGTTGGAGATTTAGTATATATTCCTGTTCCACAATTAGAACAAGCAGAAAAAGTTGACATTGATGGTAGTGTAAAACTAATGTTTAATGAAATGGACATAGCAATAATATGGTAAATATAACAGATGACCTTCCATACTTTTCTGGAAGAACAAGTACTGATAAAATTAATTCTAAAGAAGTATCTAAAGAAGATATAGATAGTAGAACTAAAAATACTTTAGATTCAGAATATAATACTAAAAATTATGTTCATGATTTTAGAAAAGATATTCCACCATTTGAAACACGTCCTAAATACTATGGTGGAAAAGATTCAACATATGAAGTTTTTAATGTATTAGAAGCTTGGAAATTAGATAAAGATTTTTATTTAGGAAATGTAATAAAATATTTAGCTAGAGCTGGTAAAAAAACTTTTAATAATAAAGAAGATTTAGAAAAAGCATTAGTATATTTACAACGTAGAATTGATACACTATGAATTATTTAATAATGTTATTTATATTAAGCATAGCATGTTTGTTATGGATTATAGGAA